TTTGTGTTAAAAACTGCTTTAACTTTTCTAAGTTTTTCTTGCTTACTCCGTTGTTCATTTGTTTAACAATTATTACAACCTTCGTTTCGGTTATATTCACTCGGTGCGTTTCGTATTCCTGTAAAGTTATAATCACCCTTGCAACATCCGCTACCACCTAACACCATACCGCTTGTGTAGTTTGTACGTTTAGCGTAGATGGTATCTATGTTAGAGTTGATTTGGTTTAGGTAATTAGGGAATAATGTCTGATTGCTCATTAAGTATTTTGTCAATCGCTCTGCATACCACTCGGCTTTGTTCTTAGCGTTGTTCATCAAGAATCCAATCTCCTCAAGTGAGGCAGGATTCATGTTGTCTGCGTTTTGTACTCCGACTGATTTGTTAAAATACTTGTAGTTAATCACCAAAGGCAACTCTGCTCTGCAATACCACACCATTGTTGGAGTGATGTAAGTATCCATAAGGTTCTTATCGTTACCTATTAAGGTGTTGTTCCTAACTTTATTAATTAAGTCATTATATAAAGTAGTTCCCAATATCGGTAACACATAAAAGTTCTGCACATCCCAAATGGTCGGTGCAATAACTTTCATATCAACATTGTCTTGCAAGATGCTTTCGGCTTTTAGTGTTGCCTCGCTTAAAAAATATACCTTTGCCATTATTTCTTTTTAACTAAAGTTTGTAACCAAATATGCCTGCATGATGGAGAATGAATGTTTGTACCAGGTTCTGTGTACCAACCACCTCTACGAGTGAACGCATCGTAGTTTGGTATGCCGTAAATAGCCCCTAATCTTTCGCCTATCTTATTAATTTCTTCACGAGTGTACAATCTATCCGCTTTAATCATTCCTTCGCAAAATGGTCGTGTTCTGCCATTCGGTAAAATTGCAGGTCCTTGCGTGTCGAATCTCAATGCGTACTTATATTTAACGTATAACTCGCTAAAGTCAGGCACTTTTGTTTCAACTCCCTTTGGTGTTAGCTTTAAATTGTCATCCAAGTAACCTTTGTCCATCATGTTAGCCATGATGTCTTCAATCTCTTTTACTTTTACCTTTAACAATTTAGCAATATCATCCGCTGTGGCTTTATCATCATTCTTTAAAATGTCAATTATACCTTTTTCGGTTGTGGTTAGCGCAAACATTTGGCTTTGGTTGTCCATGTCTGCCACGCTAAACACTTGTTTTATTTTCTTAACCTCTGTGTAGCTTTCAGCAGGCTCGCCAAATTCCATAAACACTGCTAACTCTTGGGCATCTCTTGAGAATTTAGATTGTACTACTTCAATTGGTTGTGGTACTTCTAAAGGTTTACGACCTATTATTTCACGCATTTCATCCTTTGTTAAAATAGTTGCAAGAGTTGCCTCGCTAAACTCAGGCATTACAGGCTCAATAGGAATAAATGTAACTTTATTTTTTAAGCCTACTAACTCGTTTAAGATTTGCTCTATTGCATTTTGTTTTGGTGTGATATAAGTGTTTTGGAATAACTGAAAAGCAGTAGCCATTTCGTTTCTACCACCTAATTGACCTTCAGTTCTTACACCAAATAACATTGGCGAAGTAACTTTGTGACCGACAAATATCTCCTCTTGAATTGTTTTGTTTAACGCATCGTAACGCTTGTCAAAATCATTACCTGTTAATTGTTGTATTTGTGGCGCACGAGCAGGATCATCTACGAAGTCAATTACTAAAGAGTTTGCACGGTCTGTACCTGTAAACTTCTTTTTCATTTGCTTTTCGATGGTCGACATCTCCTCATCACTTGGCACACCATTCATAAAAGTTACCATAGTACCGCCCATAAATCCGTTTTGAATTGAGGCTCTATGATAGTTTGCTATTTCTGCATCCGTAATAATCGCAGGAACAGCACCTATGTACTCAGGTAGCGTGTAAGTTTCAATGTTAGGTCTGTATTGCTTATAATACAATACACCTTCTTTGCCTTTCTCGTAGTCTTTACTTCCGTATGCTGGGTATTCGGTGATTTGGTCAGGCTTGATGCTCATGTTATCTGAACCATCATCGTTTAACCAATGTTCCGAATAGTATATTTTGCTATTGTCTTTGTTCGTTCTTAAATTACAATAGTCTAAGTGGTAAACTTCTGCAATTCCTTTTTTGTCTTTTGACTTTATAATGTGAAGATAGCATCCACCAAACAACTCAATGTCCAATGCCATCTTACTACTTACTGAGTGTAGTGATTCGTATGGATTAGCATTGTCAATAAACGCTTGTGTGCTTATTATCTTGTCAGTTGGTAAACCTTCTGCATTAAACGCCAAACCTTGACCTGCAATGTATAGTTGTTTTGCAGTTAGAATTGCGTTGTGCTTTGCTGAACGATTAAATAAAGTTACTAAGAAGTTAGGATAGTTATTATCTTCACCATAATTAATGTAGTCTTTATTTCGTACCTCCGTAAACACAGGCACTTTATCATTTGAGAATGTTATTACTTGTGTTTTCATTATATTTTTCTAAAAGTTACAACTAAGTTTGCATTGGTGTCTATACCTGCACCACCATCAACTGCAACATTTCCAATGTGTAATATTATTCTACCTGCTATTGTGCTATAATGCATAATTATAGGATAACCTGCTCCTGAATACTGTAAACTAAATTCAATAAAATCATCTGCTGCTATTGTTGAATTATTAATTTGGTAATTTGCACTCGATTTCTTTGCTAATGTTTGAGTAAAAGTTGCTACACCTGATGTGGCATTTATAGTAACTGCTGATGCACCTGATGCTACATTTTCTAAATTATACTCACCTTGAAATCCGCTTACTAAACCATCAACATATATTTTAGTCGCTGCATCTTGGTTTGCAGTTGGGTCACCAAGTCCTGTAATTTTAGAAGTACCCATTGCAATAGCACCGCTCATAGTGCCACCTGTTAAAGATAGCTTTGTGCCTAATCCTGTGTTAGTAGCCGTTACAGTTGGGTACTTTGTGTTTGTAGCATCAGCAGTTAAATTGTTTTGCTTATTAGCTGTATCTTCTTTGCCTGTTATGGCTGCTGTTATCTGTGCTGCTACTGCTGCGGTTGTTGTAAATATAGTACCTAAGTATGTAGCTATTTTACTTAACGTGGTTTTCATCGTTTCGCCATTTTGAACCAATGGGAATTCGTCACCACTTGCATTAGCCGTTACTAATTCTAACTCACTTATTTTTTTATTGCTCATATGTTTATTAAAAAACCGTTCTCTTGTAATAAATAATAACCATCTTCAGTCATTAAATTGTCATCAGGGTTGTAAACAATGGCGGTGCTATCTTGTCCACTATAAATATAGTTAGCATCTGCACTTGGGACTACCCAAACTTTGCCTTTCTCTACTTCTTTTACAATTGAATTAACCGCTTGACTTGCATTTGTCAACCCACTAAGTGTACTTAATGATGTTTGATAAATAGTATAGTTGTAAAAACCTGTATCCCCTAATTCAACTTGACCTGCTAATGTGTTTGGTGTATCTCTTTCGGTTACGCTAAACTCGTTATACCTTTCTTTGTACAATGATTCATCAGTTGCTATAAAGTAATAGTCTACGTTACTTGTTTGGTTGGTAAATTGGAACAGATAAAACGGATTAGTCGCTGTGCTATTCTCCGTTAATGTTACCACTACCTTGTTTGTTGTATATTTTTCAAACCTTATCACTACACATAAATATACTTTATGCGAAAAAGTGTTATGACATTGCCATAAAACAAAAAAGCCTCACATAAATGCAAGGCTAATTTGTATGAAAAACAAGTAAACTTAAACTAAAAGTCCTGCTATGATTGCTGGGTTAACCTCAGGGCTAAATGCTTTTTCCATTCCAGCAAATGTAAGGCTGTAACCTTGAAACTCATTCATTGCTGCACCCGATGCTGCTGTACCTCCGTTAACTTCCATACCTGAATCCTTACCAGCTAAGAAGAATGTGCCATCTTTTAACTCAACAATAACCGCCATTCTATTCTTGATTAATAAATCAAGTTTTTGAGAATTGGTAAAGCTAAGTTTAGAGAACACAGCAGCAATAGTTGGCTCATAAGCTACTGAACCTGTTGCAGGATCTGCTTGAATATTTTGCGTGAATGAGTTTGCACCTCTTGGCAATAACTCATACTTGTAGAACAAACCTGATTTTGTTATAGCGGTTACATATCCGCTTGCATTTTGTGATACGGATGTTACGCTTGATAAAGGTGCGATGTAAAGGTTCTTTATACCTCCTACAACTTCTCTACAATCTAACGCAAATCCCGATGTTATTGCACATGGCATAATTTATAAATTATTAAAGGGGAGTAAATTAATACTCCCCATTGTGATTAAACTGTAAATCTTACTACCTCTGCTGGTAAAGCTATCTGTACACCGTACTTAAACTCAGAGCGGAAACGAACAACATCGAAGTCTTCTGAATACCACATCTTGAATCTGTCCTCATCACCTTCTAAGTCAACACCTAAGAACATATTTGAAGTACGCAATACATAAAGGTCACTTGTACCGTTTAAGCCATTAACAGGCATAATCTTTAACATAGTACCAGGATGAGTGAAAGCTACATCAGTATCGCCATTACCTACATAATGGAATAGGTTTGCGTTCTTCAATGCTAATTGGTATAAACGATAAACATCGTTACCCATGAATAAATGCAAATCTTCTTTGTCTAAGATAGCAACAGGGATTGCAGTGTAAATAGCATCTACTATTGAAAGGATGTTAGATGAAGTAATTGCAGTTACAGGAGTGATGTAAGTTGATACGTTTGCACTAACTACACCTGCAGCTGCTCCGATGATTTTTTGTAAACCATCAAATTTATTCAAGTTAACATTAACACTTGCAGTGTCACCTTGCCAAATTGCAGTTTCAATACTCTCAGCGATTTGCCCAGTTGTTTGCTCAACAATAGCTGCTTCGATACCACCTGGTAAAGACTCGTAGTAAGAACCGTTGCTTAACAATAACTGCGTGTACTTTGTTTCTAACGTTTTCACACACCATTCTTCTTGAACAGAGATTTTACCAATAGTTACATTTCTGCTTGAGATGTCTGTGTCACCACTTGCGTTGAATCCACAAGTACCTCCTGCTTGGAACACTACGTTTTTAGCTAAGGTAGGGATTTGCATAGATGATTTTACACCTGTTAATTTAGTCATTAAAGTCGCAGTCTTTGCTTTGAATAAAGACTTTGTGATTAATGTTGTTTCGTTTGCTTTGGTCCAATTAGTTAGACCTGTTACATTAAATGCCATTTTTTTATTTATTTAATTGAATTAATTATTTTTGCTAAATCCTCAATCGAGTTTTTGCTTTCTTTTTTGAATCCTGACTTTACAGGTTGAGCAGGTGCTGCTGCTGGTTCGTTTGAAATCTTAGAAACCAAGTCAACAACTGCATTAAATTTAGATGCGATTTCGGTATTGATAGCATCAACCTTTGCGTTTACATCTTCTGTACTCATTGCTTCAGGTTTCT